AGTTGCTGGACAAAGTCTCCCCATCCCAGTGGGTGGCAATAGGCGTATTGGGTAGCCTGGTGTTTGGCTTGCTGACGTATCTGACAAACCTTTATTTCAAGATTAAAGAAGATAAGCGTAAGGCTGCGAGAGGTGAATAATGTCGCCATCATTACGCAAGGCTGTTGCTGCTGCTATTGGTGGTGGGGCTGTTGCCATAGCGTCTGTGCTCATCACTGGTCCGAGTGGTGACGATGGCCTGGAAGGTGTCAGCTACATACCATACGAAGATATCGTTGGCGTATGGACTGTATGTCACGGACACACCGGAAAAGACATCATTCCCGGTAAAACGTATACCGAAGCAGAATGCAAAGCCCTCCTGAATAAAGACCTTGCCACGGTCGCCAGACAAATTAACCCGTACATCAAAGTCGATATACCGGAAACAACGCGCGGCGCTCTTTACTCGTTCGTCTACAACGTGGGTGCTGGCAATTTCAGAACATCGACGCTTCTTCGCAAAATAAACCAGGGTGATATCAAAGGCGCATGTGACCAGCTACGTCGCTGGACATACGCTGGCGGTAAGCAATGGAAAGGGCTGATGACCCGTCGTGATATTGAGCGTGAAGTCTGTTTGTGGGGGCAGCAATGAGCAGGGTAACCGCGATTATCTCCGCTCTGGTTATTTGCATCATCCTCTGCCTGTCATGGGCTGTTAATCATTACCGTGATAACGCCATCGCCTACAAAGACCAGCGCGACAAAGCCACATCCATCATCGCTGACATGCAGAAGCGTCAACGTGATGTAGCAGAACTCGACGCCAGATACACAAAGGAGCTTGCTGATGCTAATGCGACTATCGAAAGTCTCCGTGCTGATGTTTCTGCTGGGCGTAAGCGCCTGCAAGTCTCCGCCACCTGTGCAAAGTCAACGACCGGAGCCAGCAGCATGGGCGATGGAGAAAGCCCAGGACTTACAGCAGATGCTGAACTCAATTATTACCGTCTCCGAGGTGGAATCGACAAGATAACCGCGCAGGTTAACTACCTGCAGGAATACATCAGGACGCAGTGCTTAAAATAATTTTAATTTCACTGAAATTTAACAAGTGACTTTCAGGAAAATGCCTCGCAGATGCGGGGCATTTTTGTACCGGTATTTCACCGCGCACCGCAGCGCACAATAAACACCGAACCTGACCCTTTGGAATGGGCCTTTGAGGATACCAGTTAGTGCTGGCGAGCCTCGGTGGGCTGGTTTCCTGTGCGGCAAAGGTTCATTTCAAAGAAGCAGGCAACGCCATGAATGAATTAATTGCGAATCATGACTTCGACTTTCGCCAGTTAGTTACCGCAGCAGAAGGTCAACCGGTAACTGACACCTTCCAGATTGCCAGGGCATTTGGTAAACGCCATCAGCATGTGATTAGGGCTATTAAATGTTTGAGATGTTCTGAGGAATTCTCGACAACCCATTTTTGGGCCGTCGAGAAAATCAATGACTTAGGGATTTTTGACAAGAAACAGATTTACTACCGCATGGACTTTAGTGGCTTCGTTATGCTGGTTATGGGATTTAACGGGGCAAAAGCCGATGCTGTTAAAGAAGCCTATATCAATGCGTTTAACTGGATGTCAGCAGAACTCCGTAAGTACAGCGAAAGTTATGAAGCAGAACGTAACGCCGTAATGCTGGAGTACATGAAAGAGAAGGATGTCGCCAGCATGTCAGGCCGTCTGCTCAATCGCTGGGGGAGAACGAAAAAACCTCAATTGCTTGCAAAGCTGGAACGTCTGGAGAGACAGGGACAGTTTTTATTACCGGGATTCGATAAAGGTATTCAAGCCTGACACATTATGCGCTGTATCGTCGCCGTATTCCCGCATTAACCATGACCGTAGCCCGACGGGGAATTCCTTCTGCGCGAGTGTGCGGGAATAATCAAAACGATGCACACCGGGTTTTTACCGCGCTAATGATTCGCGGGTTTGTCCCTCATGCTCGCCAGTCTTGTGCGAGGGTGGAAGAAACAGGGCATGTATTCAGGAGCGTGCGACCGTGGTCGCACGACGCTGGTCTGTCAGACATTGAATTCATTGCGAATAAACCAGAACGCTTGCGGGTCCTTTCCGGCGATCCGGCAGGCTACGGGGCGGCGACCTCGCGGGTTTTCGCTATTTATGAAAATTTTCCGGTTTAAGGCGTTTCCGTTCTTCTTCGTCGTAACTTATTGTTTTTATTTAAAATACCCCCTGAAAAGAAAGGAAACGACAGGTGCTGAAAGCGAGCTTTTTGGCCTCTGTCGTTTCCTTTCTCTGTTTTTGTCCGTGGAATGAACAATGGAAGTCAACAAAAAGCAGCTGGCTGACATTTTCGGTGCGAGTATCCGTACCATTCAGAACTGGCAGGAACAGGGAATGCCCGTTCTGCGAGGCGGTGGCAAGGGTAATGAGGTGCTTTATGACTCTGCCGCCGTCATAAAATGGTATGCCGAAAGGGATGCTGAAATTGAGAACGAAAAGCTGCGCCGGGAGGTTGAAGAACTGCGGCAGGCCAGCGAGACAGATCTCCAGCCAGGGACTATTGAGTACGAACGCCATCGACTTACGCGTGCGCAGGCCGACGCACAGGAGCTGAAAAATGCCAGAGACTCCGCTGAAGTGGTGGAAACCGCATTCTGTACTTTCGTGCTGTCGCGGATCGCAGGTGAAATTGCCAGTATTCTCGACGGGATCCCACTGTCGGTGCAGCGGCGTTTTCCGGAACTGGAAAACCGACATGTTGATTTCCTGAAACGGGATATCATCAAAGCCATGAACAAAGCAGCCGCGCTGGATGAACTGATACCGGGGTTGCTGAGTGAATATATCGAACAGTCAGGTTAACAGGCTGCGGCATTTTGTCCGCGCCGGGCTTCGCTCACTGTTCAGGCCGGAGCCACAGACCGCCGTTGAATGGGCGGATGCCAATTACTATCTCCCGAAAGAATCCGCATACCAGGAAGGGCGCTGGGAAACACTGCCCTTTCAGCGGGCCATCATGAATGCGATGGGCAGCGACTACATCCGCGAGGTGAATGTGGTGAAGTCTGCCCGTGTTGGTTATTCCAAAATGCTGTTGGGTGTTTATGCCTACTTCATAGAGCATAAGCAGCGCAACACACTTATCTGGTTGCCGACGGATGGTGATGCCGAGAACTTTATGAAAACTCACGTTGAGCCGACCATCCGTGATATTCCTTCGCTGCTGGCGCTGGCCCCGTGGTATGGCAAAAAGCACCGGGATAACACGCTCACCATGAAGCGTTTCACCAATGGGCGTGGCTTCTGGTGCCTGGGCGGTAAAGCGGCAAAAAACTACCGTGAAAAGTCAGTGGATGTGGCGGGTTATGATGAACTTGCTGCCTTTGATGAGGATATTGAACAGGAAGGCTCTCCGACGTTCCTGGGCGATAAGCGTATTGAAGGCTCGGTCTGGCCAAAGTCCATCCGTGGCTCCACGCCCAAAGTGAGAGGCACCTGCCAGATTGAGCGTGCAGCCAGTGAATCCCCGCATTTTATGCGTTTTCATGTTGCCTGCCCGCACTGCGGGGAGGAGCAGTATCTTAAATTTGGCGACAAAGAGACGCCGTTTGGCCTCAAATGGACGCCGGATGACCCCTCCAGCGTGTTTTATCTCTGCGAGCATAATGCCTGCGTCATCCGCCAGCAGGAGCTGGACTTTACTGATGCCCGTTATATCTGCGAAAAGACCGGGATCTGGACCCGTGATGGCATTCTCTGGTTTTCGTCATCCGGTGAAGAGATTGAGCCGCCGGACAGTGTGACCTTTCACATCTGGACAGCGTACAGCCCGTTCACCACCTGGGTGCAGATTGTCAAAGACTGGATGAAAACGAAAGGGGATACGGGAAAACGTAAAACCTTCGTGAACACCACGCTCGGTGAGACGTGGGAGGCGAAAATTGGCGAACGTCCGGATGCTGAAGTGATGGCAGAACGGAAAGAGCATTATTCAGCGCCCGTTCCTGACCGTGTGGCTTACCTGACCGCCGGTATCGACTCCCAGCTGGACCGCTACGAAATGCGCGTATGGGGATGGGGGCCGGGTGAGGAAAGCTGGCTGATTGACCGGCAGATTATTATGGGCCGCCACGACGACGAGCAGACGCTGCTGCGTGTGGATGAGGCCATCAATAAAACCTACACCCGCCGGAATGGTGCAGAAATGTCGGTATCCCGTATCTGCTGGGATACTGGCGGGATTGACCCGACCATTGTGTATGAACGCTCGAAAAAACATGGGCTGTTCCGGGTGATCCCCATTAAAGGGGCATCCGTCTACGGAAAGCCGGTGGCCAGCATGCCACGTAAGCGAAACAAAAACGGGGTTTACCTTACCGAAATCGGTACGGATACCGCGAAAGAGCAGATTTATAACCGCTTCACACTGACGCCGGAAGGGGATGAACCGCTTCCCGGTGCCGTTCACTTCCCGAATAACCCGGATATTTTTGATCTGACCGAAGCGCAGCAGCTGACGGCTGAAGAGCAGGTCGAAAAATGGGTGGATGGCAGGAAAAAAATACTGTGGGACAGCAAAAAGCGACGCAATGAGGCGCTCGACTGCTTCGTTTATGCGCTGGCGGCGCTGCGCATCAGTATTTCCCGCTGGCAGCTGGATCTCAGTGCGCTGCTGGCGAGCCTGCAGGAAGAGGATGGTGCAGCAACCAACAAGAAAACACTGGCAGATTACGCCCGTGCCTTATCCGGAGAGGATGAATGACGCGACAGGAAGAACTTGCCGCTGCCCGTGCGGCACTGCATGACCTGATGACAGGAAAACGGGTGGCAACGGTACAGAAAGACGGACGGAGAGTGGAGTTTACGGCCACTTCCGTGTCTGACCTGAAAAAATACATTGCAGAGCTGGAAGTGCAGACCGGCATGACACAGCGACGCAGGGGACCTGCAGGATTTTATGTATGAAAACGCCCACCATTCCCACCCTTCTGGGGCCGGACGGCATGACATCGCTGCGCGAATATGCCGGTTATCACGGCGGTGGCAGCGGATTTGGTGGGCAGTTGCGGGCGTGGAACCCACCGGGTGAAAGTGTGGATGCAGCCCTGCTGCCCAACTTTACCCGTGGCAATGCCCGCGCAGACGATCTGGTACGCAATAACGGCTATGCCGCCAACGCCATCCAGCTGCATCAGGATCATATCGTCGGGTCTTTTTTCCGGCTCAGTCATCGCCCAAGCTGGCGCTATCTGGGCATCGGGGAGGAAGAAGCCCGTGCCTTTTCCCGCGAGGTTGAAGCGGCATGGAAAGAGTTTGCCGAGGATGACTGCTGCTGCATTGACGTTGAGCGAAAACGCACGTTTACCATGATGATTCGGGAAGGTGTGGCCATGCACGCCTTTAATGGTGAACTGTTCGTTCAGGCCACCTGGGATACCAGTTCGTCGCGGCTTTTCCGGACACAGTTCCGGATGGTCAGCCCGAAGCGCATCAGCAATCCGAACAATACCGGCGACAGCCGGAACTGCCGTGCCGGTGTGCAGATTAATGACAGCGGTGCGGCGCTGGGATATTACGTCAGCGAGGACGGCTATCCTGGCTGGATGCCGCAGAAATGGACATGGATACCCCGTGAGTTACCCGGCGGGCGCGCCTCGTTCATTCACGTTTTTGAACCCGTGGAGGACGGGCAGACCCGCGGTGCAAATGTGTTTTACAGCGTGATGGAGCAGATGAAGATGCTCGACACGCTGCAGAACACGCAGCTGCAGAGCGCCATTGTGAAGGCGATGTATGCCGCCACCATCGAGAGTGAGCTGGATACGCAGTCAGCGATGGATTTTATTCTGGGCGCTAACAGTCAGGAGCAGCGGGACAGGCTGACCGGCTGGATTGGTGAAATTGCCGCGTATTACGCCGCAGCACCGGTCCGGCTGGGAGGCGCAAAAGTGCCGCACCTGATGCCGGGGGACTCACTGAACCTGCAGACGGCTCAGAACACGGATAACGGCTACTCCGTGTTTGAGCAGTCACTGTTGCGGTATATCGCTGCCGGGCTGGGTGTCTCGTATGAGCAGCTTTCCCGGAATTACGCCCAGATGAGCTACTCCACGGCACGGGCCAGTGCGAACGAGTCGTGGGCGTACTTTATGGGGCGGCGAAAATTCGTCGCATCCCGTCAGGCGAGCCAGATGTTTCTGTGCTGGCTGGAAGAGGCCATCGTTCGCCGCGTGGTGACGTTACCTTCAAAAGCGCGTTTCAGCTTTCAGGAAGCCCGCAGCGCCTGGGGGAACTGTGACTGGATAGGCTCCGGTCGTATGGCCATCGATGGTCTGAAAGAAGTACAGGAAGCGGTGATGCTGATAGAAGCCGGACTGAGCACCTACGAGAAAGAGTGCGCGAAACGCGGTGACGACTATCAGGAAATTTTTGCCCAGCAGGTTCGTGAAACGATGGAGCGCCGCGCGGCTGGTCTTAAACCGCCCGCCTGGGCGGCTGCGGCATTTGAATCCGGGCTGCGACAATCAACAGAGGAGGAGAAGAGTGACAGCAGAGCTGCGTAATCTCCCGCATATTGCCAGCATGGCCTTTAATGAGCCGCTGATGCTTGAACCCGCCTATGCGCGGGTTTTCTTTTGTGCGCTTGCAGGCCAGCTTGGGATCAGCCGCCTGACAGATGCGGTGTCCGGTGACAGCCTGACTGCCGGAGAGGCACCCGCGACGCTGGCGTTATCCGGTGATGATGACGGACCACGACAGGCCCGCAGTTATCAGGTCATGAACGGCATCGCCGTGCTGCCGGTTTCCGGCACGCTGGTCAGCCGGACGCGGGCGCTGCAGCCGTATTCGGGGATGACCGGTTACAACGGCATTATCGCCCGTCTGCAACAGGCTGCCAGCGATCCGATGGTGGACGGCATTCTGCTCGATATGGACACGCCCGGCGGGATGGTGGCGGGGGCATTTGACTGCGCTGACATCATCGCCCGTGTGCGTGACATAAAACCGGTATGGGCGCTGGCCAACGACATGAACTGCAGTGCAGGTCAGTTGCTTGCCAGTGCCGCCTCCCGGCGTCTGGTCACGCAGACCGCCCGGACAGGCTCCATCGGCGTCATGATGGCTCACAGTAATTACGGCGCTGCGCTGGAGAAACAGGGTGTGGAAATCACGCTGATTTACAGCGGCAGCCATAAGGTGGATGGCAACCCCTACAGCCATCTTCCGGATGATGTCCGGGAAACACTGCAGTCCCGGATGGATGCAACCCGCCGGATGTTTGCGCAGAAGGTGTCGGCATATACCGGCCTGTCCGTGCAGGCCGTGCTGGATACCGAGGCTGCAGTATACAGCGGTCAGGAGGCCATTGATGCCGGACTGGCTGATGAACTTGTTAACAGCACCGATGCGATCACCGTCATGCGTGATGCACTGGATGCACGTAAATCCCGTCTCTCAGGAGGGCGAATGACCAAAGAGACTCAATCAACAACTGTTTCTGCCACTGCTTCGCAGGCTGACGTTACTGACGTGGTTCCAGCGACGGAGGGCGAAAACGCCAGCGCGGCGCAGCCGGACGTGAACGCGCAGATCACCGCAGCGGTTGCGGCAGAAAACAGCCGCATTATGGGGATCCTCAACTGTGAGGAGGCCCACGGACGTGAAGAACAGGCACGCGTGCTGGCAGAAACCCCCGGAATGACCGTGGAAACGGCCCGCCGCATTCTGGCCGCAGCACCACAGAGTGCACAGGCGCGCAGTGACACTGCGCTGGATCGTCTGATGCAGGGGGCACCGGCACCGCTGGCTGCAGGTAACCCGGCATCCGATGCCGTTAACGATTTGCTGAACACACCAGTGTAAGGGATGTTTATGACGAGCAAAGAAACCTTTACCCATTACCAGCCGCTGGGCAACAGTGACCCGGCTCATACCGCAACCGCGCCCGGCGGATTGAGTGCGAAAACGCCTGCAATGACCCCGCTGATGCCGGATACCTCCACCCGTAAGCTGGTTGCGTGGGATGGCACCACTGACGGTGCTGCTGTTGGCATTCTGGCGGTTGCTGCTGACCAGACCAGCACCACGCTGACGTTCTACAAGTCCGGCACGTTCCGTTATGAGGATGTGCTCTGGCCGGATGCTGCCAGCGACGAGACGAAAAAACGGACCGCGTTTGCCGGAACGGCAATCAGCATCGTTTAACCTGACCCTTCATCACTAAAGGCCGCCTTTGCGGCTTTTTTTACGGGATTTTTTTATGTCGATGTACACAACCGCCCAGCTGCTGGCGGCAAATGAGCAGAAATTTAAGTTTGATCCGCTGTTTCTGCGTCTCTTTTTCCGTGAGAGCTATCCCTTCACCACGGAGAAAGTCTATCTCTCACAAATTCCGGGACTGGTAAACATGGCGCTGTACGTTTCGCCGATTGTTTCCGGTGAGGTTATCCGCTCCCGTGGCGGCTCCACCTCTGAATTTACGCCGGGATATGTCAAACCCAAGCATGAAGTGAATCCGCAGATGACCCTGCGTCGCCTGCCGGATGAAGATCCGCAGAATCTGGCGGACCCGGCTTACCGTCGCCGTCGCATCATCATGCAGAACATGCGTGACGAAGAGCTGGCCATTGCCCAGGTGGAAGAGATGCAGGCCGTTTCTGCCGTGCTTAAGGGCAAATACACCATGACCGGTGAAGCCTTCGATCCGGTTGAGGTGGATATGGGTCGCAGTGCGGCGAATAACATCACGCAGTCCGGCGGCACGGAGTGGAGTAAGCGTGATAAGTCCACGTATGACCCGACCGACGATATCGAAGCCTACGCGCTGAACGCCAGCGGTGTGGTGAATATCATCGTGTTTGATCCGAAAGGCTGGGCGCTGTTCCGTTCCTTCAAAGCTGTCAGGGAGAAGCTGGATACCCGTCGCGGCTCTCATTCCGAACTGGAGACAGCGGTAAAAGACCTGGGCAAAGCGGTGTCTTATAAGGGAATGTATGGCGATGTGGCCATCGTCGTGTATTCCGGACAGTACGTGGAAAATGGTGTCAAAAAGAACTTCCTGCCGGACAACACGATGGTGCTGGGCAACACTCAGGCACGCGGTCTGCGCACCTATGGCTGCATTCAGGATGCGGACGCACAGCGCGAAGGCATTAACGCCTCTGCCCGTTACCCGAAAAACTGGGTGACCACCGGCGATCCGGCGCGTGAGTTCACCATGATTCAGTCAGCACCGCTGATGCTGCTGGCTGACCCTGATGAGTTCGTGTCCGTACAACTGGCGTAATCATGGCCCTTCGGGGCCATTGTCTCTCTGTGGAGAAGTCCATGACGAAAGATGAACTGATTGCCCGTCTCCGCTCGCTGGGTGAACAACTGAACCGTGATGTCAGCCTGACGGGGACGAAAGAAGAACTGGCGCTCCGTGTGGCAGAGCTGGAAGAAGAGCTTGATGACACGGATGACACTGCCGGTCAGGACACCCCTCTCAGCCAGGAAAATGTGCTGACCAGGCATGAAAATGAGGTGGTGTCAGCGCAGCCGGGTACCGTGACTGATACGGCTGATCTGGTCACGGTTGTGGCACTGGTGACGCTGCATACTGATGCACTTCACGCCACGCGGGATGAGGCTGTGGCATTTGTGCTGCCGGGAACGGCGTTCCGTGTTTCTGCCAGTGTGGCAGCCGAAATGACAGAACATGGCCTGGCCAGAATGCAATAACGGGAGGCGCTGTGGCTGATTTCGATAACCTGTTCGATGCTGCCATTGCCCGCGCCGATGAAACGATACGCGGGTACATGGGAACGTCAGCCACCATGACATCCGGTGAGCAGTCCGGCGCAGTAATACGTGGTGTTTTTGATGACCCTGAAAATATCAGCTATGCCGGACAGGGCGTGCGTGTTGAAGGCTCCAGCCCGTCCCTGTTTGTCCGGACTGATGATGTGCGGCAGCTGCGGCGCGGCGACACGCTGACCATCGGTGAGGAAAACTTCTGGATAGACCGGATTTCACCGGATGATGGCGGAAGCTGCCATCTCTGGCTTGGGCGTGGCGTACCGCCTGCCGTTAACCGTCGCCGCTGAAAGGGGGATGTATGGCCATAAAAGGTCTTGAGCAGGCCGTTGAAAACCTCAGCCGTATCAGCAAAACGGCAGTGCCCGGTGCCTCCGCAATGGCCATTAACCGCGTGGCCACAACGGCAATGAATCAGTCGGCGTCACAGGTTGCCCGTGAGACAAAGGTGCGGCGAAAACTGGTAAAGGAAAGGGCCAGACTGAAAAAGGCCACGGTCAAAAATCCGCACGTAAAAATCATTGTTAACCGCGGTGATTTACCTGTCATCAAACTGGGGATACGGATCACCGGAAGTCGTCCCAACAGTACGCTACGGGCCGGTCAGCATCGTTATCAGCGGGCATTTATCCAGCGATTAAAAAATGGTCGCTGGCATGTCATGCAGCGTGTGGCCGGGAAAAAACGTTACCCCATTGATGTGGTGAAAATCCCGATGGCGGTGCCGCTGACCACGGCGTTTAAACAGAATATTGAACAGATACGGCGTGAACGTTTGCCGAAAGAACTGGAATACGCCCTGAAACAACAACTGAGGATTGCGATAAAGCGATGAAACATACTGAACTCCGTGCAGCCGTACTGGATGCACTGGAGAAGCATGACACCGGGGCGACGCTTTTTGATGGTCGCCCCGCTGTTTTTGATGAGGCGGATTTTCCGGCAGTTGCCGTTTATCTCACCGGCGCTGAATACACGGGCGAAGAGCTGGACAGCGATACCTGGCAGGCGGAGCTGCATATCGAAGTTTTCCTGCCTGCTCAGGTGCCGGATTCAGAGCTGGATGCGTGGATGGAGTCCCGGATTTATCCGGTGATGAGTGATATCCCGGCACTGTCAGATTTGATCACCAGTATGGTGGCCAGCGGCTATGACTACCGGCGCGACGATGATGCGGGCCTGTGGAGTTCAGCCGATCTGACTTATGTCATTACCTATGAAATGTGAGGACGCTATGCCTGTACCAAATCCAACAATGCCGGTGAAAGGTGCCGGGACCACACTGTGGGTTTATAAGGGGAGCGGTGACCCTTATGCGAATCCGCTTTCAGACGTTGACTGGTCGCGTCTGGCAAAAGTTAAAGACCTGACGCCCGGCGAACTGACCGCTGAGTCCTATGACGACAGCTATCTCGATGATGAAGATGCAGACTGGACTGCGACCGGGCAGGGGCAGAAATCTGCCGGAGATACCAGCTTCACGCTGGCGTGGATGCCCGGAGAGCAGGGGCAGCAGGCGCTGCTGGCGTGGTTTAATGAAGGTGATACCCGTGCCTATAAAATCCGCTTCCCGAACGGCACGGTCGATGTGTTCCGTGGCTGGGTCAGCAGTATCGGTAAGGCGGTGACGGCGAAGGAAGTGATCACCCGCACGGTGAAGGTCACCAATGTGGGCCGTCCGTCAATGGCAGAAGATCGCAGTACGGTGACGGCGGCAACCGGTATGACGGTAACGCCTGCCAGCTCCTCGGTGGTGACAGGGCAGAGCACCACGCTGACCGTGGCATTCCAGCCGGAGGGCGCAACTGACAAGAGCTTCCGTGCGGTGTCAGCGGATAAAACAAAAGCCACCGTGTCGGTCAGTGGTATGACCATCACCGTGAAAGGCGTTGCTGCAGGTAAGGTCAACATTCCGGTTGTATCCGGTAATGGTGAACTTGCTGCGGTTGCAGAAATCACTGTCACCGACAGTTAATCCGGAGAGTCAGCGATGTTCCTGAAAACCGAATCATTTGAACATAACGGCGTGACCGTCACGCTTTCTGAACTGTCAGCCCTGCAGCGTATTGAGCATCTCGCCCTGATGAAACGGCAGGCAGAACAGGCGGAGTCAGACAGCAACCGGAAGTTTACTGTGGAAGACGCCATCAGAACCGGCGCGTTTCTGGTGGCGATGTCCCTGTGGCATAACCATCCGCAGAAGACGCAGATGCCTTCCATGAATGAAGCCGTTAAACAGATTGAGCAGGAAGTGCTTACCACCTGGCCCACGGAGGCAATTTCTCATGCTGAAAACGTGGTGTACCGGCTGTCCGGTATGTATGAGTTTGTGGTGAATGATGCTCCTGAACAGACAGAGGACGCCGGGCCTGCAGAGCCTGTTTCTGCGGGAAAGTGTTCGATGGTGAGCTGAGTTTTGCCCTGAAACTGGCGCGTGAGATGGGGCGCCCCGACTGGCGTGCCATGCTTGCCGGGATGTCATCCACGGAGTATGCCGACTGGCACCGCTTTTACAGTACCCATTATTTTCATGATGTTCTGCTGGATATGCACTTTTCCGGGCTGACGTACACCGTGCTCAGCCTGTTTTTCAGCGATCCGAATATGCATCCGCTGGATTTCAGTCTGCTGAACCGGCGCGAGGCTGACGAAGAGCCTGAAGATGATGTGCTGATGCAGAAAGCGGCAGGGCTTGCCGGAGGTGTCCGCTTTGGCCCGGACGGGAATGAAGTTATCCCTACTTCCCCGGATGTGGCGGACATGACGGAGGATGACGTAATGCTGATGACAGTATCAGAAGGGATCGCAGGAGGAGTCCGGTATGGCTGAACCGGTAGGCGATCTGGTCGTTGATTTGAGTCTGGATGCGGCCAGATTTGACGAGCAGATGGCCAGAGTCAGGCGTCATTTTTCCGGTACGGAAAGTGATGCGAAAAAAACAGCGGCAGTCGTTGAACAGTCGATGAACCGACAGGCGCTGGCTGCACAGAAAGCGGGGATTTCCGTCGGGCAGTATAAAGCTGCCATGCGTATGCTGCCTGCGCAGTTCACCGACGTGGCCACGCAGCTTGCAGGCGGGCAAAGTCCGTGGCTGATCCTGCTGCAACAGGGCGGTCAGGTGAAGGACTCCTTCGGCGGGATGATCCCCATGTTCAGGGGACTTGCCGGTGCGATCACCCTGCCGATGGTTGGTATCACTTCGCTAGCGGTGGCGACCGGTGCGCTGGCGTATGCCTGGTATCAGGGTGACTCAACCCTGTCTAATTTCAACAAAACGCTGGTCCTTTCCGGTAATCAGGCGGGACTGACGGCAGATCGTATGCTGGCCCTGTCCAGATCCGGGCAGGCGGCAGGGCTGACGTTTAACCAGACCAGCGAGTCACTGACGGCGCTGGTGAATGCCGGTGTACGTGGTGGTGAGCAGTTTGAGGCAATCAGCCAGAGTGTGGCGCGTTTCTCCTCTGCATCCGGCGTGGAGGTGGACAAGGTCGCTGAAGCCTTCGGGAAGCTGACCACAGACCCGACGTCGGGACTGACAGCGATGGCGCGCCAGTTCCATAACGTGACGGCGGAACAGATTGCGTATGTTGCTCAGTTGCAGCGTTCCGGCGATGGGGCCGGGGCATTGCAGGCGGCGAACGAGGCCGCAACGAAAGGGTTTGATGACCAGACCCGCCGCCTGAAAGAGAACATGGGTACGCTGGAGACCTGGGCAGACAGGACTGCGCGGGCATTCAAATCCATGTGGGATGCGGTGCTGGATATTGGTCGCCCGGACTCCTCTGCTGATATGCTCGCCAAAGCTGAAAAGGCTTTTGATGAAGCGGATAAAAAATGGCAGTGGTATCAGAGCCGAAGCCACCGGCGCGGTAAAACCTCAGCATTTCTTGCCAATCTCCGTGGAGCATGGGAGGACAGAGCGAATGCGCAACTTGGGCTTTCAGCCGCCACGTTGCAGGCCGATCTTGAAAAGGCCAGAGAGATGGCAGCAAAGGACTGGGCCGACTCTGAGGCATCACGGCTGAAATATACCGAAGAGGCGCAGAAGGCTTACGAACGCCTGCAGACGCCGCTGGAGAAATATACCGCCCGTCAGGAAGAACTGAACAAGGCACTGAAGGACGGGAAAATCCTGCAGGCAGATTACAACACGCTGATGGCGGCGGCGAAAAAGGACTATGAAGCGACGCTGAAAAAGCCGAAACAGTCCGGCGTGAAGGTGTCTGCGGGCGATCGTCAGGAAGACAGTGCTCATGCTGCCCTGCTGACGCTTCAGGCTGAACTCCGGACGCTGGAGAAGCATGCCGGAGCAAATGAGAAAATCAGCCAGCAGCGCCGGGATTTGTGGAAGGCGGAGAGTCAGTTCGC